TATCCGGGATGATTATAAATTTCAAGGAGAACCTGCTATCGGAGTGCATATTTTAGCTTTTAGGTACGTAGGTACAGATAAAGAGGATAATTTAGCTAGTTATAGATTTAAAAACCGTTACAAAGAGCTGTGGGAAAAGCACCAATAGATCTTCAGAATAAACTATTCTACCATCCGGAAAAACTTCAAGAATTTTTTAAATCCGGAAATACCACTCCTGTAACTTGGGAGTTGGATCCTACTAATAGATGTAATCATAACTGTATTGGATGTTATGCAGCCGGAGCTGGAGGAAGGACTAATGATGACTCTCTAACTTGGGAACAGGCAAAATCTTATGTTGATCAAGTTTACGATCTAGGAGCTAAAGCAATTAACCTAACTGGAGGCGGGGATCCTATGGTTAATAAGATAACTCCTAAACTAATACAGTATATCAAGTCTTTAGGTATGGATGTCGGTATGATTACTAACGGTACTATATTTACTGATGAGTCTATAGATGTAGTAGTTCAAAACTGTACCTGGGTTAGAATTAGCATGGATGGAGGTACTCCTGAAGTCTATACTGAGATTAGGAAAGTTCCTGAAAGGCATTTCTATCTTGCTTTTGAGAATATGAAAAAACTCGCCAAGAGGAAGCAGGAACTTAACTCTAATATTACAATCGGTTCAGGTTTCTTAACAAGCACTCTCACTGTTCCTTCTTTAGTTACTTACGCTGAGTTATGTAAAGAAGCAGGTATTGATTATATTCAAATAAGACCTTTCCACGGAGATTATACTATACCTTATAACATAGAAGAGACTCTGGCTCTGGAGGATTCTAATTTTAAGATTCACTACTCTAAGAATAAGTACGAGGAGGGTTATAAGAAAAAATACCCTAAATGTCTTGCCCAAACTTTTAGCGGGGTTATTAACGTTCATTCAGTATACCTCTGCTGTCATTTTAGAGGAGTAGAAACTAAGAAGCTCGGTGATCTGAGAGAAAAGACTTTGCTTGAAATATGGGCAGGTAGAAAGAGAATGATTGTATTGGAGGAGTTAAATCTTGATAAATGTATTGCCCACTGCCGTTTAGATCTAGTAAATAGACAGTTGCAGGATATGTTAGATTCTGTACCGGATCATGTAAATTTTATATAGAAGTAGTAATAACTCTTATACCCTCTTATATTTATATATGTGGGAATAGATCCTAATAACGTATTTGGACTGTTCGGAGATACTTCCGGATCCTCAGATTCTTTTGAAAAAGAGCCGGGAAGGATTGAGATCTCAGAGCATCCATTAATTCTAGTAGGGATGTTTACCCGTATGGTTCTTAGAGGGGAAGAGGTTAATAAAGATATAATGAAGTTCTTTCAAGAGATTGAACGTAAGGTAACTGCTTCAGAACAAGAACACTTTAATAAGTTTATGATTTATAACCGGGCATTATCTTTTTTAGCCCAAATTAATCTTGATGATCCTTTACATGTTGAAGTACTTTTAGATAAGACCGGAGAGGATTTCTTACAGGCTTGTAATGTGACTATTGAGTTCTTTACCGAACGAGAAGAGTATGAAAAGTGTGCATTTATAAAGAAATTTCAAGATTTTATAAAATTTTCTCAAAATAAGTTGCCTTTATAGTTTTCCGTGAGTATCTTAATATCACGGGGGTTTGATAAAACCCAAAGATAAAACAAGACATAAAAACTATGAGATATAGAGATATTATAATTAACAATGTAGATGTATTAGAGAGTCAATTAAAGACTTTAAGACGTATGGTACAGAGGGGGGAGTCAATAAAGGAATTTATAGCTACCTTAGATCAAGCAGATGAACGTTTAGAGAAAGTTAAATCTTACGTTCAACTTGAACCTAAAAGTCCTAACGAAGTAGGTGGCAATTAACCGTTTTCGTTCGTATATTTAGACTATGAACCTTACAGCAGAACAAATTCAAGAAAATTGGAATGAGTTTCTCTCAAACATTGAGACTCGTATTTCCGATCCTCGTAAACAGGCCCTTCTAGATTTTTACAAGACTAACGAAGAACGTTTTGTCTTAATGCCTGCCGCTCACACTACCAAGTTTCATAACTGTTTCCCTGGAGGATATGTAGAGCATGTTAACCGTGTTGTACGCTGTGCTTTAGCTCAATGTAATCTCTGGGAGAGTATGGGTTGTGATATGACTACTTTTACTAAAGAGGAACTTGTCTTTGCTGCTATTAACCATGATTTAGGTAAGGTTGGAGATTCATCAAACAATCTCTATATACCTTCCCAGGATGATTGGAGAAAAAGAAATTTAGGAGAACTCTATACGTTTAACGGGGAAGTAGGGTTCATGACAATCCCTGATCGTTCTCTTTTCCTTCTACAAGAAGCCGGTATTCGTTACACTCTTAACGAAATGCTAGCTATCAGAACTCATGACGGACTATATGATGATGCTAATAAGCCTTATCTAATATCCAGAATTCCAGAAAGTAAGCCTAAATCTGCCATTGTTTATATCTTACACCAGGCAGACTTGATGGCAGCCGTTATTGAGACTCAGAGAGGAAAAGAGGACGCTCCTAAATCTAAAAACTTTAAAATGGAGAAGAAAGCCTCAAGCCCGGTAACACATCAGCAGAAAGCTAAAAATAAAGCTTTAAGCAATGTTAAGTCCGAAGGTTTGAAAAACGTAATGGATAATTTCTTTAACGACTAAAAAATGCTTATAGCAATTATAATACTTTCTACAACGACGTTGGTTCTAGGTTTCACAACTTGGAACCTTCTTCGTAAGAATGAAAGACAGGAAGACGTCCTAGCTAGTTACCTAAGCTACATGGACTCTCTATCAAAGATCATAGAACATTCAGCTACCAGACTTAATAAAATAGATGAGAAAGGTACTTTTAAATCTGATGATGAAATCGGATGGTTCTTTGAGCAGGTTCTAAACATACAATCAAGGTTAAACAATTTTAGATTAATTAACACCGAAGATGGAACCGCAAAAGAAAAAGAGGAGACCGAAAAGTAAAAATTACTTTACCTCAGATACAGAAGACGCTATTATTAGATATAATAACGAACCAGATCCAGAAGTTCGTAGTAAGATTTATAGGGAGGAGTTAGACTATCCCTTTTTTAAATTAACACAAAACCTAATTCACACCTTTAAATTCTATTACACAGAAGAATCTAATCTAGAGGATTTACAGCATGAAGTGGTAACTTTCCTACTAAGTAAATTACATCTATTTGATCCCTCTAAAGGAGCAAAGGCTTATTCATACTTTGGAACAGTAGCCAAGCGTTATCTCATAGCTTCTAACGAAAAGAACTATAAGAAGAGAATGCAGATGCTTTCCCTAGATAGTATCTCAAGAGAGGAAGAAGGAGAATGGACTCATGGTGAACTACCTGATATGTCTCAAGAAGATCAAGGAGCAGTAGCATCACACCACGTTGATGAACTATCAGACTTCCTAGACGTGTATGTTGAGTTCTGTACAAAAAACATCTTTAACATATTCCCTAAAGAAGAAGATGCCCAGATTGCTGATGCAATCCTTGAATTATTTAGAAAAAGAGAAAGTATCTCAATCTTCAATAAGAAAGCCCTATACATCTATATCCGTGAAATGGTAGACGTTAAAACACCAAAAATTACTAAAGTAGCTAATTAATTAGGGGATATCTACAAAAAACACTATTTACATTACCTAGATCACGGTTATGTAGAATTCAGAATCTAAGTGGATTCTATTTATAAAAAATAGACCCTTTATGAGCTTAGAAAAGATTATATTTAAAGAAAAGCGTTACTCCGAACTTTTAGAGGAGATCTACGATAATCAAAAAAGAAAAGAAAAGCAGATATCGGGATTAATATCCGAACTACGTCCTTTGATTCAAGATACCGGTGATGCAACCATCATCGTTCCTTTGATTAAGGAGTATATGGAGATAGGAGTTAAGAATGACGAACAGTTAATCAAGGTAGCGACTATCCTTCAAAGAGTATTTCAGAACCAGGATTCAGGAGCTGAAGGCTTCGGTATTTCTGATGAAGAAAGAGAACAGCTTTTAAGAGAAATTGACAATATTCAGAACAGTCAAGAACCACCAAAACAACTTCCAGAAGGAGATAAAGAATAATAATGGCCAGCTCTTTAAACTTAGAACCCGTTCGTGTACTTGCAGTTATCTTAGATGATAAAGAGTATCCTGAGTTATTTAAAAAACACGGAGAATGGGCTTCTATCGGCGGTATTATATTTGAATTCGTAAAACAACCTACTAAAGATAAAAACCTACTCAACAAACAATTTGCCGCACCTTTATATTCCAATATAAAACACCTACCAGTTGAGCATGAAATAGTACTAGTAGTACAAAGCTCAGACTCAGGTATATTAGATAACCTCAACTCCTTTAGTTACTACTACCTACCCCCAACTAACGTGTGGGCTAATAGTCACCATAACGCTGTACCAGATCAAATCTTCGCAATACCTGGAGAAGGTGATGGACTACCTGATAGAAGTAGGTCTGATTATGTTACTGTAGGTGATAAAGTTGTACGTCAAATAGATACTAACGGTACAGAAATTTTTAAACCAGGAGATCCTTTTACTGAATTTCCATACATCTCAACATTAACACCTTACCCAGGAGACCTAATACTAGAAGGACGTTGGGGAAATAGTTTAAGGTTTAGCAGTACTAATTCAGATTATGGTTTAGGTAGAAACTGGGGAAACTACTTAAGTACTAACCCTCCAATCACAATCTTGAGAAATGGAGTAGAACCTAATTTAGGAGAGACTAAACCAGTATGGGAGACAGTATCAGAAGATATAAATAAAGACTACTCTTCTATATATTTAACCTCAGAACAAAAAATCCCATTAAAACCTTCTGCATTCAGAACAACCTCTTTTGAAGAAAACAAAACACCTATATCTATACCAGAATTTAGAAACCCACAAATAATCCTATCTTCAGACAGGTTAGTATTTAATGCAAGTCAAGATTCTATACTAAATTGTGCTAATAAAACCTTTACAGTAACTTCTAATGAATCTATAAATCTACAAACGAAAAAAACCGTAGTAGAGAGTCAAGAAGTACTACTAGGTTCTAAAGATGCAGAAGAGAGATTAATAAAAGGGGATACTTTTGTTAAAGAGATGCTTTCCTTTTTAAATGCAATGAAACAAGTTCAAAGAGCTTTAGGAACCGCAACAGTACCGTCCACAGATCCGTTAACCGGATTACCCGTTAATATACCTATTGAATCCTTAGTAGAAGTAAGTACGATGTTTGGAGCTTCCATAGATAAATTTGCAAACGTATTAGGTAAAGTAAGAGGACCTATGGCAGAAGTTTCTGATTCTACAGTCTTATCTAACACCACTAAAACACAGTAATGGCTACTGCTTATCCAAATACAGGCCCTTTTAAACGTGGATCCAAAGGACAGGATGTTAAACTCATACAGAGTCAATTAAAACTATATTATGCTATAAGAAGTTTAGATCTCCCTGCTAATATAGCAGTTCTACCTCAAGATGATGATCAACCTGGTTATGGAATTTATGGACCTGCAACTGAAAAAGCGGTTAGAACATTTCAAGAAACAGCTCAGATAAAAGTAGATGGTCTAGTAGGCCCTAATACATGGAAAGTTTTATTTGCAGAACCAACAGAAGAAGTTGTACCGGAAGAAGAACCTGTACAAGAAGAAAAAACCGAAGTTACTTATAAAGAGTATATCGTACTTAAAGGAACTATTGCTGATGATTTTGGAGATCCTATAGGAGGAGTAAAAATACAATACTCAGGACAGGAAAAAGGTCCAGATGGAAAATACGTAGAAGAACCTATAACAACTACAGATACGACAGAAATACCAACTCCTGTAGATACTGTAACTACACCTAAATTAGTACTGATTGCTGGTAAGACTATAGACGACCCTAAGAAGACTAAAGAAGAACCTCCTGAAGGCTCTTCTCTTATCGACGTATTTACTGCCAATCCTGCAGATGGAGCATTCGGAGAATTTCAGTTATTTATACCACTATCTCAATTTGACCTCGATACAGGTAAACTCAGTATAATACCCCAAGATAAAGGAGCAGATACGAAAGTATCTACAAAAACTATTGATAAAATTAGTACAGCTAATCCATTAGTATATGTAACCGAGGACGTAGTAATACCTAAAAAGGTACTCAAACTATACACAGATGAAGAAGTACCTAAACAAGGTTTAGCTATTTCAAATCAAAGTACTGCTTATGATTTAGGTACTATTAGGTTATCTGCTTTATTACGCGGTCTAAAAGAAATACAACGGTATGCAACTGACCAAATCAACGAGTATACAGGTAAATTTAATGAAGTTAAAGGTAAATTAAAATTACCCCCTCAAATAGAATTAAAGAAAAGGTTAAATCAAGTTATTGAGGAGGTTAAAGAAAATCTACAACCTATCGTTTTAGAACTCCTGCAGGAATTTGGACCCCAGATCCTCCAGCTGGTAATGTCAAATGCAGATAAAAATATTATTGAAGCAAATAAAACATGTCCAGATGAAGAAAAAATTAAAGAAATTATAGCACGTAGAAACAGATTAATTAGAGCACTAAACAGCCTATACAGTCTAGTCCAAATAGGACTACTCTCATCCGCTGGCTTATCTGCCGCTATACAAGCAGCTAAGATAGGGTTAGCTGTTTATAACGCAAACCCATTTCCAACACCACCTGCCGTAAATTCCGCTAAAGAGTCCATTATTTTAAGGTTAAATCTATATGGATTAGTTGCAGACGGTCTCACTACAACTTTTGCAATCCTAGGTTATATTCTTGGCTTGATATTAGACAATCTAAACTCTTTAGATAATTTAATACTGGGATGTAGTAAAGATCAAGAAATACCATTCGAAGCTATTAACGAAGAATTAAATAATTTAACAGATCCTCAATTAACACAGGAGGTACAACGTGGAGAAATAGGTTATAAAGGTTTTACTCTAAAAGTACAATTAACAGGTAAGGATGTAAGCGGATACCAGAGTAGAATAGGTATAGCTTATGATAGATCAGGAGTAGCAGTATTAACAACTCCACCCTCATTCACCTCAGTACCCGATCTACTATTAAAACAATTACAAGTAAGAATAGATGAAGAAAATCTAAAAGCAAACTAAGAAATATTTATAAATAATGAAATCAGACGCTCTAAAGAAATTAATTAAAGAAGCTGTTAAAGAAGCTATCCAAGAGGAACTAAAGGAAATTCTTCTAGAGGCAGTTCGTGCACCTAAACAAGTTGTAACGGAGAATGTTCAACCGGCAGCAAGACCGGCAGCAGCTCCAACCCAAACAGGACCTTCTGTAAGAGAGAAGTACTCTTCTCTATTAGATGGAATGGCCCAATCAAGAAACGGAAATTTAAACATGACTTCCACCGACGCTCAAGGCTTTGGAGCCGGACCAGCTTACCAGCCCCCGGCATCAGCTAACACAGCCGGTGAAGGATCTGCATTACCTCCAGGGGAAGTATCTCTTGACCAGGTAATGGGAATGATAAAAAAATAAAATAGATGGCAATCAGAGTAGCAAATAAGACTCTAGCAGATATTCAACCTAGAACTGCAGTAGGTATTAAATTGCCCTTCTCAGGAGAAGCTGTATTTAACAGTACCTACACTACTGGTGAGCAGATTAAATATAACATTGAAAACTTCTTTAGCACTACTCCTGGAGAACGCTTTATGAATCCTACTTTCGGAGGAGGTTTAAAGGATGTTATTTTTGAAAATCTAGATGATGAATCTTTTGATCTCGCTCAACAGAGATTACAAAGTGATCTTGCTACGTATTTCCCGAATGTAGAAATAGTAGAATTACAAGTATACTCAAACGAAGATAGTAACCAGTTATTAGTTAAATTAACTTATAGAGTTAAAAATCTACAAGTAGAAGATACACTTACTATAATTATATAAACCTTATATGGCAGTTCAAAGAAATATAAATTACCTAAACAGAGATTTTAACAGCTTAAGAGAGAGGTTAATAGAATTCTCCAAAACATACTTCCCAGATACCTACAACGACTTTACACCATCTTCAACTGGAATGTTGTTTATGGAAATGGCTGCTTATGTAGGTGATATAATGTCTTTTTATATTGATAATCAAGCTCAAGAAACTTTTATTCAATATGCAAGACAGACTAACAATCTTTATGAATTAGCCTACTTACTAGGTTATAAACCTAAAGTTACATCTGCTGCAATAACAACGGTTGAATTTTACCAAGAACTTCCCGCAGTAGCAGGTCAACCGGATTGGAACTATACTATAACGATTCCACAAGGTTTTAAAGTAGGAAATCCTTCAGACTCTTCTATTAGTTTCATTACTCAAGACACATTAAATTTTGCAGTGTCTAGTAGTGAAAATCCAACTACAACCTCTATATATGAAATTACAGGAGGTAATGTCGAGAGTTATTTATTAAAAAAATCCGTACAGGTTATATCTGCTAGAACAAAAACAAAGACTTTCACATTCGGAACCCCAGAATCTTTTAGTACAGTAGATATTGAAGATGCCGATATTATCGGAATTGAGTCTATTGTAGACAGTGAAGGAAATATTTGGTACGAAGTAGATTATCTAGGTCAAGATGTAATTTTTGATAGTATAAGAAATACTAACCCAAATACTCCTACCGAAGATTCCGAAGTACCCTACCTACTTCAAACAAAACAAGTACCTAACAGATTTACAACTAGATTCTTAAACGAAACAACTTTACAGTTGCAATTTGGCGCAGGTACTTCTGAAAATGCAGATGGAGAAATTACTCCAAACCCCAACAACGTAGGGTTAGGTTTACCCTCAGAACAAGATAAACTCACAACAGCTTTCTCGCCTACAAATTTTATCTTTACTAATACCTACGGAACTGCCCCTTCAAACACCACACTGACCGTTACCTACCTTGTAGGAGGAGGTATAGATTCTAACGTACCTGAAAATACATTAACAACATTAAAATCCAATACTGCAGTTTTTAATAATGCAGGAATAGATCCAGTCATCTCCCAAACTATTTTTGATAGCCTATCTGTAAATAACCCAGAAGCAGCAACCGGCGGTAGGGATGGAGATAATATTACTGAGATAAGACAGAACTCACTATCAACATTTCAAAACCAGTTAAGAACAGTTACTGTAGATGATTACCTGCTCAGAGCTCTAAGTCTACCATCCAGGTACGGTACCATCGCTAAAGCCTACGTTACAAAGCAAAGCTTAAACGATGTACTACCCGGTGAAGTACCTTCAACTTTAGATCTTTACGTACTATCCTACAATTTAGGTAAGAGCCTTGTTACTGCAAGCGATGCACTAAAGAAAAATCTAAGAACTTACCTATCTCAGTATAGAATGGTTGGAGATAGTGTCGGTATAAAAGATGCATACGTAGTTAATATAAAGGTTAACTTTGAGATTATTACTTACCCTAATACGAACAGCAGTCAAGTATTAGCCGCATGTATTGAAAGATTACAAGATTATTTTGATATCGATGACTGGCAAATAAATGAACCTATATTGCTTAATGAATTGTATATTGAATTAGATAAGATTGAAGGAGTACAGACGGTTAAAAACATAGATATTATAAATAAAACTGGCATTTCAGCAGGATATAGTACATATTCATATGATATAAAAGGAGCAACTAAGGATGATATAATTTACCCATCTTTAGACCCTATGATTTTTGAAATCAAATACCCGAATAGTGATATAACCGGGAAAGTAGTTTCCAGGTAATATTCTATTTATAAAATATATATCTTAATGGCTGAAAAAATTACATTAAATAAGACCGTTTATAATAAACAAGCTTTTGATAATACTATTAACACCAGTTTTGAAGAAGTAGTAACACCGCCTACAGAAACACAGCAAACAATAACTGTTTCAGAATTTTTTGATAATTACCAGCAGATATTTTACAACATCCCAGCAGAAGGAGGTTCAAACAGCCATGCTTACTTAGCAGAAACAAGTGGACAGTATGCAGGTATAGATCAACTACAATCTATCGTTGAACCCTTAATACAAGAGATAGATAATTTAAGAGCAGCAAATCTAGAGCTAGAGAAAAGACTTGCAGAATTAACAAATACTAATACACAACAAACAACTGTATAATGAGTACTATAGTAACTATAAGTGAAGCAGAAGTAAATAGCTTAATTGAAGTTGATTTAGATCAAATTGATTCTTCCCTTATAGTAAATACAGGTGAAGAAGCTGAATTTGATACAACTCAAGATACAATAGAGTTATTTAGCCTAGATTCTAACAAAAATATTACTGCTACCAATTATAACTATGTTAACTGGAGAACCAATAATGATTCTTCTAAAGGTAGTACAACAGCGCTATCCAATATAGAGCTTAATCCCGAAGAAGATGGTAGTAATTTAGGACTTTATAACGGGTTCGGATATATCATATACCAGTTTGTAAATAATAAACTTAGCTCAAATAGTCAAAACGTACTTTACATAGATACAATCTCCTCCGATCGTACAGAATTAATACTTAAAAGTAATACTATTTCTGGAATTGAACTACAAAACGGTACACAACTACTCCGTACCGAGATTCAGCAAAATGAAGATTATTTTAAGGAATTTTATATAGCATTTGAAGATGGTAATAAAGAGATTGCTACTAATATTCAATATGAAGAAACTAACGAAACATCTCCAAGAGTTTTAATAAAGCTCTATAGACCTCTTCCAGACGAATATGATATAAAAAGTACACTTTGGATACAAACCCTAAAAGCAGATCCAGTTGCTTATAGAGTAGATTTTGAAACTACCTTTGATGAAGAAACACTACTAACGCCTTTAAGAAGTCCCAATTTTGACGCATTTAAAAACACAGAAGAGCGAGGAAAAGTTACAATTTATAAATCTTATAACGATCTAAAGCAGACAAACTTAACCAGCTCTCTAAGTCAAATAGACTACTTACTAAATAAAAATCAAGCTCAACTCAGTACTGATTATACAAGCTTCTCTAATTTTGTACATTTTTCTTCTGCAAAAAAGAGATTAGAGAATTTTTACTACAAAGCCAGTCAAATAGAATCCTATCAGAATTTAATTGATAACTTACTGACTTCTCCGAGTACTAATTATAGATCTGGAAGTGTTCAAATATACCAAAACTCTATTGACACAATAATCAAAGAGTTTGACGAGTATGACTATTTCTTATACTACGACTCAGGATCAAAATCTTGGCCTAAAACAAACTCAACTAGACCTTACACCTTAGCTTCTACAGGATCTGCTGCGGTAACAACATGGTATGGATCAGATTTAGAATCTTCTGGGAATTACGGAGGTGAAATACTTTCTGCATCCCTATATGATAATACCAACAAAGATAATTTAATATTCTCCATACCCAGCCAACTACGAGATAATTCCGATAATTCAAAATACCTAACCTACGTAGAGATGATCGGACAAGTACTAGATGAACTCTTTTTATATACTAAAAATATATCAAGTAAGTATAGCGGTGATAATAGGTTGAATTACGGATCTTCTAAAGATTTAATCGCAGATATACTTAGATCGTTAGGTTTAAAATTGTATGAGAATAATTTCTCTTCTGCTGACTTATTCTCTGGACTTTTAGGATTAACACCTTCAGGATCTATATTACTCCTACCGGATATAACAACTTCCTTCCCAGTTACAGGTTCAGGAATTGAATATATTGAAACTATAGTAAGTGCTTCTAACGACACTGTTACATTAGATGATTTAAATAAATCAGTTTATAAGAGACTTTACCATAACCTACCAGCTTTAATTAAAAAGAAAGGAACTTTAGCAGGTTTAAGACTCTTAATTAATACCTACGGAATTCCAGATACTATCTTAAGAATTTCTGAATTTGGAGGTAAAGATAAAGATAATTCTAATGATTGGGACTACTGGCAAAGAAAATATAATTTAAAAGCTGACCTTAATGGAACAGATCAAGTTATTAGAGCTTTCTGGTCTTTAGATTCTGATTGGAATAGTCCGGATGATGTACCAGGTACAGTTTCATTTAGATTTAAAGCAGAAGAAGTAACTGCCGATACAGCACCTACTAACGCTTCTCAATCTGTATGGTCTGTAGCAGAAGCTATAGGAGGTACAACCTATATGAATACGGTCTTAACTTACACCGGTTCTGCTGGTACTTCCGGATCATATTCAGGATCAGTAGTTGATCCATATTACCAGTACGCTACCTTAACTTTCTTTCCAGACTATGCCGATACTACTCAATCAGCAAGCATTTACCTACCGTTCCACGACGGAGGATGGTGGTCTGTTATGGTTAATAGATCTGCTAGCATTTATAACATTTATGCTAAGAATAGCATCTACAACGGAGATACAGGAACTGAGATAGGATTTCAAGCTTCAGCTTCTTTAGACGCTTCAACCACTCACTGGACTGACCTTACCAATAGAAGATCCTTCTTTGGGAACTCAATGGATACTTATAGTAAGTTCTCCGGATCAGTTCAAGAATTAAGATATTACACTACTCCATTATCAGAGTCTGTTTTTGACGACTTTGTAATGAACCCTAATTCAATTGAAGGTAATTCAATTAACTCTAGTGCAGATGAACTAGCATTTAGAGCAGCATTAGGAGGGGAGTTGTATACAGGTTCACTATCAATACATCCTAAATCTGCAGGAGCTAATCCAACAGCCTCTTTTGGATTCGGATTAGATAATACATTCCAGATAACAGCCTCTTTTAGTTCCAATACAGAAGTTCAATTCTTAGATCAACCAGCTGTAGGTATTAAGAATAGAATCTCAGATAAGATAAGATTGGATGATAATAACGCTTACGGAACTGTTCTATCCAATCAGAGAAGCTTAATACAAAACACCCCAGCAACTAAAAAATATACCAGGGATACAAACTATCTAGAAGTAGGTTTCTCTCCTCAAAATGAAATAAACGATGATATTATAAACCAAATTGGATATTTTAATATCGGAGATTATATTGGAGATCCAAGACAGATCTCTTCTAGCAGCTATACATATGCAGATTTAGAAGCTCTTAAAAATGCCTACTTTGAAAAATATTCTAAGTCTTACGATTGGAATGATTACCTTAGGCTAATTAAATTTTATGATAACTCATTATTTAAAATGCTTAAAGACTTCATACCTGCCCGTACCAGTGCAGCGACTGGAGCAATTATTAAGCAAACTATTCTAGAAAGGAATCGCCAAAAACCAGCTCAAGTTTCCTGGACTAGGCCTGAATACTCTGCTTCAATACAACCTCAATCAAGAGGTTATGAAACAGGGTCTATAGAGGTTGTCACAGGTGGTCCTGCAGGAGCAGTTAATGACTGGATAGATATTAACCAATCATGGACTTCTTCTATTCTAACCCCAGAAGGGCTAGTGACATCAATTGAATCTTCTGAAAGAGAATTTTACACCGGAGAATATTCCGGATCAGTAATTGATGTAGTTAACGGCGAGTTACAGGATAATCCACTACTTGGAGAAGCTTATAGATTATCAACCGGGGACTTGCAGAGCTTATATGCTTCTTTAGATGGGAATTTTAACGGAGGATTAACTCATTTAGATGGAGGATTCTATAGAGGTTCTGGAAGTTTAATATTCGACCAGTTAGACAGTGAGATAGAATACTATGATACAGTTTCCGGAGATTACACCCCTGCTTATACCAGAGTATCAAACCTACAGTTAAATATTTCCGGCGCTTATACTCAAGTAGAAGAAGATCCAACTTTATTTAGTTTTACATTTAATTTTGAAAACTTAACAACCGGAGAAGTACTTGCAACAACAACTTATAGTTACGACAATGGAAGCACGTTTACTTTCGACGTACCTTTTACCGCTTCTTTAACGTTAAATGACCTTACAGTAGATTCTGGAAGTATATACGGGTTAACCTGGAGTGGGTATACCGATGCTGTTGGAGATGGATCCGGACTTACAGTTTATGGTACTTCTTTTACTTCGTATAGAATAACAGTAGCTGACCTTTCTAAAAACTCAAAATACTATAATGACCCTACAGTTTTCGCACAGCAGAACTTCCCAGGTAATCTAGAAAGATTTAACGACTATAACGCAATTTACAATAACGTATATTCTAACAGAGTATCTAATAAATACTTCGATGTAGATTATACAAACGGTGCTTTAAATCCAAGCAACTTCGGACCTATTATAAGCCAGTCAGCATTGTATGCCCAGATTCAAGATTCAAATTATGATAATAAATCAGCATTCTTTGAAGCAAGATTTGGAGGAACTAAAAATACCGGAGAGTATAATTTTACAGAATTAATCTCTTCAGAATCAATTGTAGCAAATCTACCGATTGATTACTTTACAAATTACTTTGCATATTTTGACTGGGTAGGCGGAGCTAATCCTCAATATCCCGGAGGAGGTAATGTACACTGTATTTATTTAGTCAACGCAGAAACCAAAGATACACTAACACTATCCTCAGAAAATAAGAACATAGATATAATATCTCAAATTTTCAAAAAAGGAGATCCTGTATATATGCTACCGGTGACTGCTGGAACTCCATCAAGTGCACTTTATGACTCTACAATCGTAGAAGGAGGTGCTTTATATAATACAATAATAGTTAAGAGCGGATCCGTTCCAGATTCTGATACTAAATTAGACATAGTATATGAAAATTCGGCCTATGATGGATCCGGATCATTAAGAACAGGAACAGACGAACTATTATCTTCTATTACAGTAAATGAAATAACAGGCTCTACCGGATCTACTCCTAGTTCATTTGTAGCTTCAGCTTCTAACGCTAACGTTACAGCATCTTTTATAACCACCTGGGCTTTCCCTGACCCCTGGGCAGTAGTAACCAGTGTCACCGTAACCGGACAAGCCGGATTCTTTTACCCTACACAACAGTTAATATTTCCAAGTGCATCAATGGGAGCAACTACTGGTTCCGGTCAAGACGTAGTCATTACCCTTAACTCAAGCGATCTCTATACTTATGATACTACCTACGATGATATATTCTTCCAAAGAACAGACCAAAGCGGTACCGGACCCATCCGTCAAAATCCTTATAACTTAGCAGGAGCGTTAGATGCCGGTTACAATATTACCGGTAGTACAAGCCCAGTAAGTGTGTTAGATGTAAGATCCCCAGATGCCAACGTAACCGCCTCAATAACTATTAACTCAGATACAAATATATCAGCAATATATGTTACCAGTGTCGGTGATTTCTCTATAGGTCAATCTTTTACATTTACATCTCAATCCATAGGAGCAACCAAACCCAACGGAACAGATGCAACTATAACACTACGAGCAGAAGATCTAATATATCTAACCGATGGATTAAGAGATGCCGGATCAGCACCTCCATATTCAGCAGGATGGTTGTCTTCTATGATTACTGGATCTTCTCCGACTTTAGGTAAAGTCTTATATTACGGATTCGATAATGATACTATTCAAATCTTTAATAAAACTAAAGGTAGGTACATAACCAGCGGATCGGATGTTGTTGATTATGAAGATACATACTTCCCATTGCAGGCAGGAGATTTTATAAGATTTGGATCAGCTTCATTAGGACTTAACGGTTTAGATTATAATTTTTCCGACAACCTCTATACTGTCAAAAACCTCACTGCCGGTGATTATAACGATGTAAAAAGTACAATAACAGTAACAAGTAAAACCTTAGATGAAGACTTCTTTAATCAATCTAATCAAAACTTTAGAATCTTCAGAAGAATACCTAACGAAACATTTACATTAATACAGTCGCTAGGATATACAGGTGCAGGTTTACTTTTACCTAAAAACTTTAACCCTAAGTATGACCCAGTGAAAATTGCAACAGAGGTAGGTATTATTAATAATACTAACTAAAATAAAATAAAAGTTGCAAAAGAGCAGAACATAAACTAAATTAACTTTAAACTAGACATATATTTATTATAAACTATGGGATACCTAAATAATACAGCAGTTACAGTTGATGCTATCCTGACTAAGAAAGGTAGAGAGCTTCTTGCCAGAGGAGACGGTTCTTTCCGCATCACACAATTTGCATTATCGGATGATGAGATTGATTACACTCTCTACAATCCAACACATCCATCCGGATCAGCTTTTTACGGAGAGGCTATTGAAAATATGCCGCTACTGGAAGCATTTCCTGATGAGACTCAAATAATGAAATACAAGCTTGTAACTCTACCAAGAGGAACAGCTAGAATGCCAGTTCTTGATATTGGGTATTCTGCAATCAGAATCAAGCAAGGTGCAAGTCTGGCAATTACACCACAAACACTAAACTACCTATCTCAAACAAGCGTTAACGAATCATCAGGGTACACCTTTACAATCTCAGATGTAAGATTATTTAATACCTTTAACGGTATCGGTATAACGACTCCTGAAGCTCAAGCAGCTAATCAAACTACTACTATAGGAACTAACGTTTCTAAGACAATTATTGGAACCACATTAAATCTTACAGCTACTACTGTTAATACTTTATTTGGAGGTAACACAAACTTGACAGCAACCTTACAAGTAGTAGGTAGAGATTCCGGAGCTAGAATTCAGATACCAGTAACAGTAACTAAAACAACCTAATTAAGACATGTCATTTAAAACCTTAGACCCAGAAGATTTTTTAGTGAGTGCAGATTCAGTTACTGCAACTGCTTGGTCAACTAATTCACCGACCTTAAGTACGTTCTTTACCTCATCAACAACTTCTACTAACGATTCTTATTATAAGAACGTATACCAGACTGGATCCGACCTAGCAGGAGCAGCTGTTCAATTTGCTATCGCTTATGGAAATGAGCAGGGATCTGGAAGTGCTTTATTTAACGATTTAGTAGCAGGAAAGTCTCCTACAAGAACAGTTTACGGACAATACCGTAACTTAGTTTATGGAGATGAGAATGCATCTTTTATATTCGGAGGAATAACCGCTTCCGACTTCTGGGCAGTATCAGTTGAAAGAGCAAGATATAAAGAACATCTTCTAAAAGGAACCTTCAACATAACATTGACTAACGGATCTGACACTATTAAACTAACAGATAATTCAGGAACAGTATCAACAGATACTTTCTTAGATTGCGGTAGGGTTTATCAAATTGTATCTGGTTCAAACGGAACTCCTTATACCGGAGTAAATGCAAACGGATACTCGGAAGCTTCTGGATCTTACGGATTATTCTTACCAGACGTTGGAGTAATGTTGTTTAACCCCTTAGCACTTTCTGCATCTATCAATTTAGAGCCTAACAGATCAAATGATTCAGATGGTTCAAATATACAGAGTATGTTTAATGCTATTGACTCCGGAAATGCATTCCAGCTTAATAGTGAAGAGACAGTAACCTCTGATTTTGTTTATATTAGGACTAGAAACGCCGAATTTAACTACTCAGAAAACCCTTCATTCATTTCAGGTTCAACCGGAGACGTACTTTACACTCAGTTTATTAATTCACCACAATCCTATATTACAACCGTAGGAATGTATAATGATAATAATGAACTAGTAGCTGTAGCTAAACTATCCAAGCCGTTAACTAAAGACTTCACAAAAGAAGCATTGATTCGAGTTAAATTAGACTTCTAAAATGAATGGGTGCTTTCAAGAAACTTCTATCTTCCGACTTAATAGTCACTCCGTTTGAGGTAAATAAGAGCTTCTCTTTTACTGGAGCAGCTGCCTTTACCGGATCTGATGTTGGTGTAGATAGGTATTTAGGAAAGAATCTACAGACTACTTACTTCCAATCTGGATCCAATCCACAAACAGGTGAGATTCAAAAGTTAGATCAAGAGTTAGTTTATAATTCAACCAAGCAGCTTTACTATACAAACTACCAGAGTTCTTCTTTCGGTGATGAACCTACACTACCGTTCGTAGTACCTGGTTTAGATGAAACCGGAGATGTAAGAATAGGACCAGCATCATCAGCCGGTAGATTTGAAAACTATCTTCAAACCACTTTAAGAACCGAGCATTATTTTCCAACCGAATCAAATGCTATTATAGGTGTTATTTCTGTACCGACTAAACTATACGGGGAAAGAATACAACCTGGAACTTTTAGCATAAGTGCTGAATCCGGAAGTATAACAGACGATGGTAATGGAGGGCTCTACGCTAACAGCAACTACATAGGTAATATAATTTATCAACACGGACTTGCAATCCTAACTTTAGATCAAGCAGGTATAGGAGCAGGAGCTATATACGGCAGTGGAGTTTACGGAACTGCTTCTTATGGAGATACCGGAGCAAGTGGTCTGATTGAGAATATAGTAACTTCTTCAAATGCTGTCTGTTCTTTTTCAAGCTCCTATACACTATTTGAAACCCAGTATAAATGCACTGTAGATTCTAACGAATTTAGCTTCACTCTAAATCCAACGGTTATTTCCGGTTCCACAGACGGAACAGTTTATGATTTTGCAACCGGTTCTTATTTTGATCCTTACGTAACCACGGTAGGACTTTATAACGAAGCCCAGGACTTAATCGCAGTTGCTAAATTAGGAAAACCGCTTCCTTTAAACTCAACCACAGATACTAACATAATTATTAATATAGACCGATGAGAAAACTAGAAGAAATTTTGGATGAAATCCTAGCAGAGAAAGCCAAAAAAGCAACCTGCTGTCATAGATGCGGTCGTAAGCATGTTAAAGGTACAGCCTGTAAAAAGCCGTATCTGTCAAAAGACAACCCCAGACACTGTAAAAATAAATAAATGACCCAGAATTGGATTTATATTGATCCGGTCCACCCTGAGGACTGGTTTGGATTCGTATACGTGATTAAAAATAAAGTCACCGGAAGAATCTATGTAGGTAAAAAAGTCTTCTGGAATAATCTTAAGAAGAAACTTACCAAGACTGAACTAGCAGAACAGACCGGCCCAGGTCGTAAGCCGACTCATAAAAGAGTAACCAAAGAATCAAATTGGTTAACTTATTGGGGTTCTAATAAAGAACTTCTAGAAGACGTTAAGGAGCTAGGTCAAGATAACTTCGAAAGAAAGATCCTAAAACTTTGCAAATCTAAAAAAGAATTAACATATTACGAATTACACTACCAATGCAAGGAAGAGGTTCTATTAACTAATTCCTATAATGATAATATCTTAGGTAAATTCTACCGGAGAGACTTGCTTTCGGAAGATTAATTTCGTATCTTTATACCGTATGGTAAATCACCTACTAGTAAATCTAGTAAATAACGTTTTAGGGAATGGTAAAGCAACCTCGGGTGCTAACTACTCCTACCATTGTCCTTTCTGCAATCATAGAAAACCTAAACTCGAAATTAACTTTAGGGAGAATGAAGAAGGTTTAAATAACTGGCATTGCTGGGTATGTAACCGGAAAGGTAAAAAACTGATAACATTATTCCGTGCCATAGACGCTCCCCAGCACCGTATTGATGAATTAGGATCTTATGTTAAGATTGCCTTTCATGACCAGAAAGGAAAGCAGGAAGAGACTTTATCCCTACCTAAAGAATATAAACCTTTATACCAGGCTGATACCAAAGACATAACCGTCCGTCAGGCCCTTAGGTACCTTAAAGAAAGAGGCATAACTAAATTAGATATTGCCCGTTATAATTTAGGATACTGCGATAAAGGCCGCTATAATAATATGGTCATTACTCCATCCTATGATGAATCAGGTACCTTAAATTATTTTGTAGGAAGAAACTTCGGACCGGGGGTAGTCAAATATAAAAACCCTTCTTTCTCAAAAGATATAGTTCCTTTTGAATTATTAATTAACTGGGAGAGTCCGATTATACTATGTGAAGGTCCTTTTGATGCAATGGCAATCAAACGTAATGCCGTTCCTTTACTTGGAAAGACTTTACCTAAGAAATTATTGAAAAAGATAGTGTCTTCTAAAGTAAAACAGATCTTCATAGCACTTGATAGTGATGCCTTAAAACAAGCTCTCTCCTACTGTGAGACACT